GGGGCTGACCAACTCCGCAAGTATGCAGGTAAGTACAAGGTTAATCACACCCGCATCACGCGCGTTAACCCATGACCTACACCATCCGCATCCTTTACGGCGCTGCCTGTGCATGGCTGCGACAGGTAGAACACCGAATGAACGCCGCGCTGGGGCCATTCCTCTCCCCGCGTAGGTATTGAACACGAACCACTAACACGAACGAAGATGAGCGACACGAAGAACAACGGAGGACCGGCGTTTCCAACCAGCCCAGACGAATTCGGATCAACAGATGCCTCTGTGCATGGTGGCATGACCCTGCGCGACTATTTCGCGGCCAAGGCGATGGCCGGAATGCTGTCAAGTCAATGGATTGACTTTGCAAACCTTCGGCAAATCTCGGATAGGGCTTATTTCTGGGCCGATGCCATGTTGAAGGCCCGCGAAGAATAGAACAGAACTCCCGTATGGTCCAAGGGTAGAGACGGTTGCCCGATGCCACGCAATACAACGCTGGGTTTATGAACATCGGAGCGAAAGGTGCGGGTTCGACCCCCGCTGCGGGAGCCAAAACAACGAACGAATGACACAGCACGAAAGCATAATGTTCTACGCATTTAGGTATGCGCTTGGACGACACACCTACGCGGTTTCAGACGTTGCCGACTACCTTATCCGCAAGAAGTCCGAATTACAACCGACAACGCGAATCATGATAATCCGTGAAATTAAAGACCATTTTCAAGAGTGGGGCGATGGCGGATGGGAGTGCGATAAGACATCATGGGACAGCGTAGTTAATGCACTTTCAACAACGAACGAATGACACAACTATCAATAGACGGCGAACCAACGGACAACCCGCGCCTAATGACACGCGAAGATCGCGAGGAACACAAGCGCCTACTACGCCGCGAGACCGAAGCCCGGGCGGAATGGCGCAAGTACATCAAAGGGAAAGAGGATGCGAACGCCCGGCACCGTGAACAGACCCGCAAGGCTAACGCCGCATGGCGCAAGGCTAAAGGCATCTTTAATCACCGCGAAAGTTCCTGCTGGTTGATTGGCGGAACGGAGCGCCCAAAATATGAGCAATGGCCGTAGGTGCAAAGAAAAAGAAGGGCCACCTAAAGCGAACGCCTAAGGTTATTAAGTACATCCGAGAACGCGCACTAACGAAGTCGGATAAAGAGATAGCGTTAGGGCTTCGCAGGTTGACCGGAGAGAGCAGGTGGAGCAAGTCGCGCGTGTACCACATTCGCCGCGAACTGGCCATAAGCAAGGGCCGCGACTTTAGCCCAAATAAGCGCGACCCAATAGGCACCATTTCAACCCACGAGCGGGCCGGATACCCACCTTATAGGCGCATCAAAATTGCCGAAGGAAAGCGCATATCATACGGCAGGTATGTGTGGGAGCAAGCTAACGGACCCGCGCCAAAGGGACACCGCGTTGTTCACTTGGATAACGACCAAATGAATTGCGACTTGTCAAACCTGAAGCTAATGACAAATGAAGAGGCGTGCAAGTACATCCCCCGGTTCTTTGATTACAGCTTTGCTTGGCGCGAGAAAGTAGGCGATGCCGTACGGGATGCGAAGGAACACGGCAGGCGAAAGAAGGCAGCAGAAACATACCTAACACACAAGCCGTATGAGTTTAGTCGTTAGGAACCGGGACCAAGTGACCGCATCGGATTACAGGTTCGTCCGTGAGAATGTTGAGGCGATGACTGACCTTGAAATCATGGCGGAGCTTGGCGTAAGCCGCACGGCTGTTGAGACGTTGCGCCTTGACCTTGGGCTTCTGCGAAAGCGTAGGCACGGGAAGATCACCAGCAAGGGCATAGAACGCGCCAAAGAGTTCGTTCAACGCATGAAAGGCAGGCTACGTGAAGAGGGCGTGAACGGCGAAGAGGCGCGGTACTTTATGGCCCAAATAATTGGTGACCGCATTTGTGATATCAACCTTGTAGAAAACTGGTCAAAGCTGCACAACGCATCGCGGGCCATACCGCTAAAGCACCGGGGCGAACTTCGGGAAATAGCTGACGAATACATGGACGTATTGACGCAATACCGATGACCGTAGCCGCGTGGATATGGAAGGCCAGAAGGGACTGCAAACGCTGCCAAGGGTTCGGGCTGTATGCCGATGAACGGCAAACGGTGGATGGGCGAAGGGTGGCGATTAGTCCGCAGGCGATAGCCAACGGGGAGCGAACGGTGGTATGCCCACGATGCGGGGCAAACGCCAATCCGAAAAAAGGTTAGGATGATAACGAACCGGGTGCTATACTTGCGCCCACAAACAACACGAACGCATGAACTACGATGATTTCATAGACGGCAAGCGGCACAAGCCGTCAAGCCACGGGATAGAGCCGTGGTATATCCCCGATGGGATGTTCGACTACCAACGCTATGTGAGTGAATACGCCATCCGCAAAGGGCGGTGCGCGGTGTTCCTTGATACTGGGTTGGGTAAGACGCTTATCGAACTGACCACGGCGGTAAACTTTAGGAAGCACACGGGCAAGCCTGTGTTGATCCTTACCCCGTTGGCGGTGGCGTTTCAGTTCATCAAAGAGGCTGAAAAGTTCGGTATCACGGACATCCAATACAGCAAGGACGGCAAGCACGATGCCGGGATAGTGGTCTGCAATTACGAGCGGCTGGACAAGTTCAGCGCGGATGACTTTGGCGCTGTGATACTTGACGAAAGCAGCATCCTAAAGAACTTCGACGGGGCTATCAAGTCGCAGGTGACGAGCTTTATGAAGCGGGTGAAATATCGCTTCCTGTTCACGGCCACGCCAAGCCCTAACGACTTTATCGAGCTGGGCACAAGTTCGGAGGCGCTGGGGTACATGGGCTATATGGATATGCTGGGCAAGTTCTTTACCAACAACGAAGACACCATTTCGCCGCAGGCCATAGGCACGAAGTGGATGCTAAAGGGACACGCCGAAACCGCGTTCTTTGAGTGGGTTAGTTCGTGGAGCGTATCCATGCGCAAGCCGTCCGACCTTGGATTTAGCGACGAACGCCACATCTTGCCAGCGCTGAACCTTGTCCACCATTCGGTAAAGAACGAAGAGAACCTTGTGGTGGACGGTCAGATACAACTATTCAACCAAATTGCACGGCGCTTAACAGAGGTTCGTTCTGAGCAAAAGCTAACGACCACAAAGCGATGCGAAAGGGCTGTTGAGCTGGTACATGGCCACGATAGTTCTGTCTACTGGTGCAACTTCAACGGCGAAGGCGACCTACTGGAAGAGTTGGACAAAGATGCGCGACAGGTCAAAGGGTCCATGAACATCGAACGCAAAGAGGAGCTTCTATTAGCGTTCAGTTCGGGCGAACTCAAGCGGCTAATTACCAAGCCGAAAATTACCGCCTTCGGCCTTAACTGGCAGCACTGCGCACACACCGTCTTCTTTCCGACGTTCAGCTATGAGCAGTACTACCAAGCTATCCGCCGCTTTTGGCGCTTTGGCCAAACGCGCCCGGTAACCGTTGACCTTGTTTACAGCGATGGCCAGCAGCGCGTAATGGATAGCCTTATCGCCAAGGCTGAAAAGGCCGCTGAACTATTTGACAAGCTTAACGCATCCATCAACGCCGATTACCACAATTCGGTAAAGGAGTTCAACAAGCCCGTCACGCTTCCGTCTTTCCTTCAACAAACTCAACACGTCTGAACAATGGTTAAGCAACAACTGATTACCGATGACTTCGCTATCTACAATAGCGATTGTATGTACGTCCTGCCAACACTTCCGGACAGGTCGATTGACCTAAGCGTGTACAGCCCGCCGTTCGCAGGTCTGTACAATTACAGCAGCTCGGAGAATGACTTTAGCAACTGCGAAAGCAAAGAGCAGTTCATGGAGCAATATGAGTTCCTGATTGCTCAGATTGCGCGGGTCACAAAGCCGGGGCGCATTACCGCCGTTCATTGCACGGATGTGATGAACAGCAAGACGGAGGAGCTTTGGGACTTCCCGCACGAAATTATCCGGCTCCACGAAAAGCACGGGTTCGCGTATCGTAACCGGGTGACCATTTGGAAAGAGCCGCTGAAGGTGCGGATGCGGACAATGGTTCGTTCACTGATGCACAAGCTGATTGTCGAGGATAGCACGGAATGCTTTACCGCAATGCCTGACTATATGCTGATATTCAAGCGTGCTGGCGAAAACGAAGTTCCCGTAACGCACCCGACAGGGCTAAAGCACTACGCAGGGGCTACGCCTATACTGCCCATGATGAAGGACAAGTACGGCACCTTTGAGCAGCTGCGCGCAAAGTACAAGGATCACAAGGATCCGAAGACCAACAAGCTATCGCACATCATTTGGCAGCGGTACGCTTCAAGCGTGTGGGATGACATTCGGATTGACAACGTGTTGAAGTTCAAAGATGCGCGTGAAGAGGACGACGAAAAGCACGTCCACCCCTTGCAGCTTGACGTTATCGACCGCATCGTGGAGCTTTACAGCAACCCCGGCGAAACGGTCCTGACCCCGTTCATGGGTGTAGGTTCGGAGGTTTACAGCCCCGTCAGCATGGGCCGCAAGGCCATCGGCATCGAGCTAAAGGATAGCTACTTTAAGCAGGCTATCCGCAACCTCAAGGAAGTGAAGAGCCGCTTTGATGGAGAGGGTGACCCGATGCTGAACTTCGATGCGGAAGAGGTCGAACTTGACACCGAAGAGGCATGACCTGCCCATGCTGCAAAAGTGACCAAGTGGTGACGCGGTGGCTATCCACTATCATCGGCTACGTGTGCAAGGCGTGTGGTCATAAGTGGCTTGTGTAGTATCTTTGCAAGGTCGCCGGGAACGGTGGCCGCAGGTGTCCGACTGCGATGGTAAGAACTCAACCCATACCCCCAAACC